ATAAACCGTAATTCACCAGATGTTTACCAAGACAAAGAGCTAAGAATACATGCATCTAATCTTTGCTCAGAAATCGCATTGCACTCGAGTGATGATGAATCATTTGTATGTAATTTGTCGTCAATGAATCTATTACATTTTGACGAATGGAAAGAAACAGATGCGGTTCAAGTACTTACTTCTTTCTTAGATGCTGTAATGACAGAGTTTATTCGAAAGACTACAGGTGTTCCTTATCTACAACCAGCAAGAAACTTTGCAAAAAGACAAAGAGCTCTGGGAATCGGCGTATTAGGCTGGCATTCATATCTTCAATCTAAATCAGTTTCGTTTGAATCATTTGAAGCAAAACATCTAACTTCTGAGATATGGACCTTTATTAAGAAAGAATCACACTACGCATCAAGATGTTTAGCTGATGCATTTGGTGAGCCAGAACTGCTCGAAGGCTACGGAAGAAGAAATGTAACCACTATGGCGATCGCGCCTACTACATCTAGTTCGTTTATTCTCGGTCAAGTTTCTCCCTCGATTGAGCCACTAAACTCAAATTACTTTGTAAAAGATTTAGCAAAAGGCAAGTTTACATACAAGAATCCTTATTTAAAAGAAGTGTTATTACACCATAGTAAAGACACCAATGAAACATGGAAGTCTATTCTTGTAAATGGTGGTTCTGTACAACACCTTGAGTTTTTAACAGATCACGAAAAAGATGTATTTAAAACGTTTGGTGAAATATCTCAAAAGGAGGTTATTATTCAAACAGCAATACGACAAAAACACATCGACCAATCTCAAAGTGTTAACGTAATGATTCACCCATCAACTCCTGTAAAAGATGTAAATCAATTAATTATCTTTGCTTGGGAACAAGGTGTAAAAACATTGTATTATCACAGAGGTACAAATCCCTCTCAAGAACTCTCCCGTAATATTTTAAACTGTAGCTCCTGCGAAGCATGATAAGAGAAACTAATTATTGTTATAGATGTAGCACTGAATACGTTATCAGTAGAAACGAATCAGATGCCGATGAACTACCTCTTTATTGTCCGTTCTGTGGTTCTACAGACATTGGCGATGAGCCAGAACAAGAACAACAACAAGACGAAGAATAATGTATACATATAAAGTAAAAGAAATATTAAGAGTTGTTGACGGTGATACTGTTGACATTACAATCGATTTAGGATTTGGACTCACGAAGAAAGAGCGAGTTCGAGTAGCAGGAATCGACGCACCCGAATCTCGTACGCGTGATTTGTATGAAAAGAAACTTGGAAAGGAAGCAACAGCCTTTCTTGAAAGTCAATTACAAGACGATATAATTATCAAAACCGAAAAGGAAGGTAAGTATGGTCGTATACTTGGCTGGCTGTTTAAAGAAAATCTTGGTTGTTCAATCAATGAGCTTATGATACACAAAGGATATGCTTGGCCATATGACGGTGGTAAGAAAGAAAAATCTTATGAAGAGCTCAAGGAGAAGCGCATAGCAGATGGCTCTTGGATTGAATAAATAATTAGTGTGGTTATATAATGGACAAGAATTTAAAACGGAAGACATTTCAGATAATATTGGCTTCGTGTATGAGATATATGATAAACAAACAGAAATGCTCTATGTGGGCAAAAAAAAGTTTTGGTCAAAAGTATCAAAACCACCCCTCAAAGGTCGTAAGAGACGAAGACGTTCATTAAAAGAATCTGATTGGCAAGACTATTACGGGTCTAGCGAACAGGTAAAAACTCTTGTTGAAGAATCTGGTAAAGATAGATTTGAACGACGCATTCTTCGTTTGTGTAAAACACTAGGTGAAATGAGTTATTATGAAGCAAAGATACAATTCGAAACAGACGCTTTACTTAAACCAGACAAATACTATAATGCATTTATTGGTTGTAAAATCCATAGAAAGCATGTTTTTAAGGGTTGACAATAGTTCAAAATAATATAGTATTATACTTATGATACTACTAGACTACTCAGGTATTGCAGTTGCTGCAATTTTCTCGCAAGACAGACCCGAAGAAATTCAAGAGGGCTTAATTCGACATATGATTCTGAACACGATTCGTCGTTACAATGTTCAGCATCGTGATAAATTCGGTAAGATGGTGATTGCATGTGATGCTCATTCTTGGCGTAAAGAATACTTTGAGAATTACAAAGCTAAAAGAAAAACCACACGAGAAGAATCACCACTTGATTGGAAAGAGTTCTTTCGACTAATTAATATGGTTCGTGAAGAGCTAGAAGACTATATGCCTTATCCTGTGATATATTCGGAAGGTGCAGAAGCTGACGATGTAATTGGAGTACTAGCAAAAGAAACACAAGACTTTGGAAAAGACGAGCCCGTTTTAATTATATCACCAGATAAAGACTTCTTGCAACTTCACAAATTCAAAAATGTAAAACAATTTAGTCCAATGAAACGTGACTTTATTACAGTTGAAGACCCACAAAAATATCTATTCGAACATATTTGTAAGGGTGATACAGGTGATGGTGTACCAAATATTCTTAGTGGTGATAATGTTTTCGTTGAAGGTATTCGTCAAACACCTATGAGAAAAAAGAAGATCGAAGATTGGTACGAATGTCGTTGGGAACTTGATCTGAATATGAGTGACGAAGAAAACAGAAACTTTGTACGTAATCAAAAGCTAATCGATTTGGCGTATACTCCACAAAAAATTGCTGATGACATTGTTAAGCAATTCAACGAGCAGCAAGAGAAACCAAACAATAAAATACTAAATTACTTAATTGAAAAAAGATGCTCAATGCTTGTAGAAGCAGCAGCAGATTTTCAAACTAAATAATACTATGGAAATGTTACCACACGAAATCTTTGATAGAGTCGAAGAAGAAAAAACAAAAAAAGGAAAGATAAAAGTATTACAAACATTAAGCACTTGGTCATCAAAAACAATGTTGCAAGTAGCTTATAGAGATGGTGTAGAATTAGATTTACCAGAAGGTGCACCACCTTTCGAAAAACTTACCACTATAACTAAACCTTATAAACGTAGACTTGAAAGATTAAAAGCATGTGTAAAATCAAGTCAAGCACCTAAATTTAAAAAAGAAAAACAATTTATCTATCTATTAGAGACAATTCATGAGCAAGATGCTAATGTCTTAATTGCTTGTAAAGATAAAAAACTTACAGATTTGTATCCATCAATTACAAAAGAATTAGTAAAGACCGCCTTACCTAAATTACTATGAACATCTTTGCACTAGATAAGAATCCTACTAAAGCAGCTCAGCAGCATTGCGATAAACATGTTGTTAAGATGATATTGGAATCTGCTCAAATGCTCTCGACAGCACATCGTATTCTTGATGGTAAACTCGAGACGAGACGTTCTTCAACAGGAAAGACTATGCAAAAGTATTGGGTATTACCAGATGCTAGAGAAATACATTTATACAAAGCAGTACATACTAAACATCCTTGTACAGTTTGGACAATGGAATCAAAAGAAAATTATACTTGGCATTATCGTTTATTTAATGCACTATTAGATGAGTATACATATAGATATGGAAAGAAACATGCATCTGCAGAACTAAACGAATATTTAATCCCATTGCCAAATAATATGCCAAACGGAAGAAGAACAAAATTCAAATTGGCGATGGGCTCAAACCCCGAATGTATGTTAGAAGACCCTATCGAAAGTTACCGAAGATTTTATGAAACCAAGCAAGAAAGATTTAAAATGACTTGGAAAAAAAGAGAAACACCAAAATGGTTTAATGTAATATGACATACGATTATCAATGTGAAAAATGTGGTAAGACATGGGAAATGTTTTTATCTTATGCTAAAAGAGACGAGCCCTTAAAAGAAAAGCACTGTGAAAAAGGTGGATGCAAAGTCATTAGACTATTATCTGTACCTAACATGAATTATGAAACAAGTCGAGGCAATGCGGGGAATGTTGCAGGCAGTGGTTGGAACGATAAATTAAATCAAATAAAAAAGGGCAGTGGAAAAGATAATACAATCAGAACTAAATAATGTTTAAACATGAACCAATAGAATTAGGCTATGATTTAGTAGCAGAAACAACAGAAAAGGGTAGAGTATATAAGACACCCGAAGGTAAGTCTTATCCGTCTATTACTACGATGCTTGGTTATTTCTCGAAAGCTGCAATTATGGCTTGGAGAAAAAAAGTTGGAGCAGAAGAAGCAAATCGTATATCACGAAAAGCTGCAGGCCAAGGTACTCGAATACATAACATTGCTGAAGACTATATAAATAATAAGCCTGATTATTTAAAAGAAGATGAGATGCCACACATTCTTGCCATGTGGAAACCACTTAAGAAAGTACTTGATGAGCATCTCGGTAAGATAGTACTTCAAGAATGTCCGTTGTATTCTCATCATTTGAAGCTCGCAGGTAGAGTAGATTTAGTTGCAGAGTTTGATGGTAAACTATCCATAGTTGACTTTAAAACATCACGCAGAATTAAGACTCGGAAAATGTGTGAAGGCTATTTTATGCAAGCAGCGGCTTATGCTAT